GGTAGCCCTGACCAACCGCGCGACGATAACGGTCGTTTTGCTTCAGGTGACGGTGGCGGTAGTTCCGATAGCAGTAGTGGCGGTTCTGTGCAGGCTGCTGAACAAGCAGATACACATCTATCAGGATTAGAAGAAGAATTTAGCCGTATTGCTAATGGCTCCGAGTCAAAATACACAGAGTCGCAGTGGGAAAACATCACGAGCGCGCAACAATATTTGGAAGAGGCTCGCTCAGCGATTGACTCCGCATTTGACCCAGAAATTTTTGATTTAACGGAAAGTATTGACGGTGCTTTGTCTGCTATGTATGAGGCAGAATCCAATATCGGTACTGTTGCTCGTTCTCACGAGGACGAAGACCGTTGGCAGAATATTCAGGATATGGCGCGTGATGTTATTTCTGTTCTCGAACCGTATTCTGATGTGGCGCATTTAAAGTTCATTTCTCGTCGCGCTCGCAAGTATGCTGATACGGATATTAAAAAGTTTGACCAAGGCGCGTTTGATACTGCTCGTCGCGCTCTCGCTACTCTTATTCAGGTTGAGGCTGGCGAAATGGCTGACGGCTCTGATGAAACTTATTCTCTTTCCTGCCTACTACAAGCGGTACATAGTCTTATGTGCTGGTATGAGGGTGAGGAAGAAGAAGGCGAAACTATGGAAATGCCTGAGGGTATCGAAATGTCGAATGAGCCAGAAACCGTAAAAGCGGAAGATACTATTTGCGAAACTTGCGGTGAGAAAGATTGTAAGTGTAGTTCTAAAGCCGACGAAGTACCAGAGGGTGCTTGTAAAGATTGCGGTGAAATGAAATGCAAGTGTGCCGAAGGCGGTTACGTTGCGACGGAGAAATCCGCAGACGCCGAACTTCGTGATACAATTATGGAAATTGTGAAGTCACTACTCCCAACCGAGGTTGGCGAAGAAGACAAGACAAAGGCTGCCGAGTCCGAGCGCATAGAGGTGCTGGAAGCGGAATTAGCGCAGGTCAAGTCGCTCGCTGCACCAAATGGTCCACGTCGTTTTGGCGCGGTGAGTAGCACTAGCAAAGAACAACTAAATAAGGCTAAAGCACAGCAATACCGTGCTAAGGCAGACCTAACTCTAGATAAAGCGTTGGCTGACGGATACCGTCAAATGGCGCGAGATTTAGAAACTAATTCCAATCCAACTAAAGGAGATGCCAATAATGGCAACTGAAGCACCAAAGGTAGCCGACCTATACGGTAACCTTCCACCGAAAGAGGCTGCTGCTCGTCACGAAGAATATGTGGCACTGCTGTCTAAATCTGCAAGCGCACCGCTATCAGCGTCACGCGTTATGGGTGGCGCACCTAGCGCACCGCTCGCGCCTGCCACACCGACCGCTGCTATCGAATCTATTTTGTCGAACGATACTATGGTCAAGTCAATGTCTGCTGACGCTCTCGCGTCACTAAATACCGCTCTAGAATCACAGCGCGGTGCAACAGCAGATATCGTTAAAGATTTCACACTAACCAGCCCTATTGACACTGGTCTTGTCGCTTTCGACTTGGAAGCACCTGCGAAACTTTTAACACCTCGCCCAACTCCACTACGCAACAAGATTCCTCGTAAAAAGGGTATCGGCACTAGCCACCGTATCAAGGTAATCTCAGGTTACACAGGTACAGGTACTGGCGGTGTAGGTAACACTTTCCCTGGAATTACGGATTCAACCACTACTCAGTTTGGTTCTATCAACTACTTGCGTGGTCCGAAAATCACTTACGCTGGTTACGACCAAGCGGTGAACTACAAGCAGTTCTCACTATCGGACGCTGTACCGTTCTCGGCACAGTTCCAAGGTCAGGGCTATCAGGATATCCGTCAGTTATCACAGACTTCGGTTTTGTACGCTTCTATGCTTATGGAAGAGCGTATGCTACTTATGGGTCGCGGTACTGATACAGGTTTCTCTGGCGCGCTTTCTGCTCCAACAATCACACTAACTACTGCTGCTGCTGGTACAGGTCAGACTGGTCTTGCTGCTAATACTTACTACGTTTATGCGACTAGCGATGCTGGCGCATTCGGTGAGTCGGTATTGTCTACCGTCGCTTCGCAGGCTGTGTCTGCTGGTGGTGTTCTAACAATCACGGCTAGCAACGTCACTGGCGCACTAGGTACTAAGATTTATGTCGGTACTTCTACTGGTGCTGCTAACGCTAAGTATGTCGGTCGCATTAGTGGTCTTGTTGGCACACTTCAGGGTGCTGCGTCGCTTGTAACAACTGGCGATAACCTAGTGTTCTCAACAACTGGTACTGCTGCTAGCACAATCAGCGCAGATACTTCTGCATACGCAACAGGTTACGACGGTATCCTACCGACCGTACTCGGTTCTAACTCAGGTTATGTGAACGAGATTAACACCGTGTTCTCAACATCAAACCCTGGTGTAGAGTTCCAGAAAGTATTCTCTGCTCTGTACGACAGCGTAAAGGCTGACCCAGACGAGATTCTTCTTAACGGTTCTGACCGTCGCCAGTTATCTGACGCAATCAAGTCAGGTTCTAACGCTAACTACCGTCTCAACATCTCACAAGATGAAATCGGTGGCGTAGTTCTTGGTGACGTCGTTACTGGTCTCCAGAACGAAGTAACTGGCAAGGGTGTTAGCCTAACCGTACATCCGTGGCTACCGCAGGGTGTCGCGCCTGTATTGTCTTACACGCTACCAATCCCAGATACAAACGTGTCTGATGTTTGGTCTGTTTTCAATACTCAGGATTATATGGCTATTGAGTGGCCAGTAACCCAGTTCGCGTACGAAACCTCTACTTACTGGAACGGTACATTTATGTGTCAGGCTCCTAAGTGGAACGGTGTCGTTTCGGGTATCGTTTCTGCGTAAGCATTAACTAAGTGGTTTGCCCCTATCCCAAATTCGGGGTGGGGGCAGACTTCTTTTCGGAAGGATTATTATGGCTAAGTATTTTGCGAGTGACCGTCGTGCGGTTGAGGTTGAGATTGAAGGCGTACGGACTGGTGCGACTCAGGTTCTACGCGCGGATAGTAAAGGGTTTTATGAGGTTTCTGATAGCCGTACTGCTAAGGCTCTCAAAGATTCGGGTTTTGTCGAGGCTTCACTTATGGGCGTTGGAAGCGGTGGAACTGGTTTCCTTTGTTCGGGTTGTGGTTTCAACGGCTGGTTCGCGGTCTGCGGTAAATGCGGTACGGACAATAAGGTCGTAACTGATGTTGATGCCTGATGTTAAGAAAGTTATCGTAGCCGATTGCACGGATTGCGATTGTGATTGCGAGGAACATAGTGAGTAATCTTTACGGTAATACGACTAAATTATTTAGCACCCCGTATTTAACTATTGAAGAATATAAGCAAGCACCTACGGCTGTTGATTACAGTAATCTCGTTTTGGCTAGTAGCGACCCTGCGGTTCAGGACGCGGAGTTAAAGAATGTTATTGCGCGCGCTTCTTCGTGGATGGATACTTTCTGTAATCAGGTGTTGGCTGCGACTGAGGAAACTGAGCAGCAGCGTTCTCGGTTGCGTGGCGACGGTATGCTCGCTATGCACCCACGATATTTCCCTATCGTCGCGTTGAAGTCTGTTAGTTACGGTATTACGCCGAATAATTTGGTCGCTTACGCTGACCCTTCGCAGGGTTGGATTGAAGACCAGCAGTTTGTTTTACCTTACACGGCTACTACTACTAATTATTCTTCGCAGGGTCCTGTTCAGTTCGGTATGCCTGCTATGCCACGGTCGCAGGTGTATGTGAATTACACTTACATTAGTGGCTACGCGAATACGACTTTGGCTGCGAATGCTTCTGCTAGTGCTACTTCTATCACGGTCGCTGACGCTACTGGTATTACTGCTGGTCTGCGTATGACTATTTATAGTGGTATGAATACTGAAACTATTACCGTGAAAAACACTTATTCGTTCGGCTCTACCACAGTACCTCTAGAAAGCCCACTGGCTAACGCACAGACGAGCGGAGTGTCGGTTAGTGCGCTACCACCAGCCGTGAAGCAGGCTGCCATACTGGTCACTACGGCGTTCATTAAGGTTCGTGGCGATAATTCCCTCACTATGGATATGGTTACGACACCGCATCAAAATAGTGCCGTCAATAAAAACATAACTACCGATTTGGAATTGGCGAAAGAATTACTTGCACCGTTCCGTAGGGTGCGTTAATGTCACGCGCGCAGGTACGCTCTCAACTCACTACGTTCCTATTATCCGCAAACGTTACAGGGTTAAATCAGGTATATAGTTCGTTCCCGAACCGTATCCAGTTTGAGAAAAACTCTATTCCTGGGCAGAAGTCACGCGCGGTCGCGGTTGTCTTTATTGAGTCAGAGAGCGAATCGCGTATCGCGCTAGGCGGTGCTACGAGCGGTAAAAAACGTATTGACTATCAGGTTGCCGTACAGATTTATCATCATTCTATGTGGGATGATGCCACGAAAACTATGGACGATTTTGATACAGTTATTGACGGTCTGAAAGATTATTTACGTTCCGACCATAGGTTCGGCGACGATAGTGGACAGTTAATTTGGCAGGGTGCAGAGCCAACGATTTCCGTATCTTACGGTGTGCCGAAAAAGGTGAATGCTGCTGCTACGGAAACTTGGGCAGCGATTCGTTTCACGGTTACGCAGATGATTAGTGCGTAAAACCATTAGGCTGACCAACCTCATCGTACGCCTTCCACGGTGGGGTTGGTCTTAATGGGTTGGGAAGTAAACGCTAAAGGCGTAAAGAATACGGAAAGCGCGTTAGAGGATTTGCAGAATCGGCTGGATTTCGCTGCGAAAAAAGCGACGGAACAGGTCGGTTTGAAGGCTGTTGAGGTTATGCAGGAAACGATTATTCCTGTGTATAACGACGGTCATTTGCGCGCAGACGGTCGCACGACAGATAGCCCTATTGGTACTCCACCAATGACACGGTCTGGTGCGCTTCGTGCTAATATTATTAGCGTAGATGAGCGTATCGGTTTCGGCTCTTATGTGACTTCGGTTGGTTCTATGGTGGAATACGCGCGAGCGTTGGAGTTAGGTTTATCCAACGGTGCGAGGTATCCTTACGTTCAGCCAGCGTCGGACACTATGGTTAAACAGAATTACGCACAACAGATTTACGCTAGTTACGCAAAGGCAGCGTTGAGGAGATAGTTATGAAATACCGTTCCGCGAATGACGAAACACGATATTATCCAGAGTTAGGTTTGCTCGTAGAGCCTGACGCTGTGGTAGAATTGCCAAGTAATGTGGAAGCGCACGGTCTAATCCCTGTCGCTGAAATAAAGAAGAAGGCGACCATAGAAGAAACCGCTACAATAGTAGCCGAAACAGAAGGAGAGTAAAGCGATGGCTTTACCACGGTATAGGTCGTTTCTCGGTATTGCGAAAGAAGCCACTCGCAGTGCTGGCGCGAACCCAACGGCTGTAACTGCTACTGACTATATTCCAGTAACGGATTTGAAACCTTTTGATAACATCAAATACCTTGAGGATAAAAACTGGCGTAGTTCTATGGTCGAAACTTACGGCACGGTACAAGGTCCAATTTTCTCGGAGTTTGAGTTTAACGGAGATGTGTTCCCAGATACTTTCGGGTATTGTGTTGCTGGTTTGTTGGGCGATTATGCGATTACTGGCTCATCAGCACCGTACACCCACACTATTTCTGTCAAGAATAGCGGTAACGGTCAGGCAACTTCGTATTCTTTAACAGATTTTAATGGTAACGATGTTCGCCAGTTTACAGGCGTACAGTTCGGTTCGGTAGATGTTAAGTTTTCTGCTGACGGTCTTTTGGAATATTCGGCTATGGCTAACGGATATCAGTCTGCCGCAAATGCGACTATCACTACTGCTACTGGTTCTGCTGGCACCGTTACATACACGGCTGCGAACAATTTTTATGTAGGTCAGGTCGTTACTATGACTGGTAACAGCGTTTCTGGTTTGAACTTGTCTAGCCAGACTATTGTTACTGCTTCCGCGACACAGTTCACGGTATCTAACGCTGCTACTGGTACTGGTACTGGTGGTACTGCGACTGTCGTTACCCCGACCGCCTCATTCAGCACGGTAACTAATGTTCCTGCTTGGGTTGGTACTACCACTATTGCTGGTTCTGCGACTACACGGTTGGCTGAGGGTAATATCTCAATCAAACGACCACTAACACCTATTTTCACGGTAGATTCTACGCAGACTCCTTATCAGATTTTCCAAGGCGCGGTAGAAGTAGACGGTTCATTAAAATTAGTTTTTGAGGGTAATACTGAACTTAATTATTTCCTAAATAATACTCAGCCGTCTTTGGATATTTCTTTCTCGCAAGGTTCAGGGTCTACTGCTACGAAAGTTCAGTTCACTATGACGAAGTGTGCTTTCCAAGTCGCTAAGATTGACCGTAGCAAAGACTATATTGAATTAGATGTGAACTACAAGGCGATTGCTAACACAACAGATGTTGGTTCTTCTTCGGGTTACAGCCCTATCAAGGTTGTATTACAGAACGCAAAGAGTACCGCAGTTTACGCATAACAAATTAGGAGAAGGCAATGCGAAAAGAAGTATTTAACGGTTGGATTGAGTTACGCGACCCAGATTTAGTACCTGAACGGCTACGGCGACCTGTTTTTGAGAAAAGTGCCGAAGGCGCGATTATGGTTAGCGGTAACGACGAGGTCACTCCCGAAGCGGTTTCGTTCTTTAGCGATTTTAACGATTTGCTGGCTATCGCACTAATTTCGTCTTGGTCTTTCGGTGATGCGGTGACTTTGGAAGCGTTACTCGATTTACCTTCCAAATCGTATGACGATATTCGTAATGCGGTTAGTCCGTTCCTAACTCAACTAATGCCAGATTTCGGTGTAGATGTAGACCCAAAAGCAATTACCGAACCATAGAGCGTATCCGTTGGGTACTCAAAGGCGGTAAAGCAGACGACCGTTATCCGTTCCCAACGTATGTACGCGACTACCTAATTGCCAAACGGTTCGGTTGGACTAAACAGCAGATAGAGGAACAACCTGCCGTGTGGCTGGATTGGTTACTACAACTGGACGGTCTTTGGCAAGAAGTGGAAAATGATGCGCATAAAGCGTAGAATATAGGTAAAAGTTTGTGAGGAATAACCGTGGCTGACCAAGATTTACCGCCAGTCTATATTCAGTTTAAGGCTGACATAGAACAGTTAATGTCTTCTCTCAAACAGATTGAGGCAGGTCTGGGCGGTTTCCAGACTACGGCTGATAATGCTGGCACTTCCGCACAAGCATTGGGCGCGAAAACTGTCGCTGCTGGTATCCTTATGGCGAATGTTCTATCCAACATTTATGCGAAGGTAAAGGCTTTCGGCTCGGAGACGGTTCACGCTTTCGGTGAGGTCGCTGGCGAAGTCGGTAAGATGCGTAAAGTTCTTGGCGGTTCTGCCGAGGATATGAGCCAGTTACGGTTCGCTGCCGAGGAAACTGGTGTTGATTCTGGCAAACTAATTATCGCTTTACGGACATTGTCACGGCATTTAACTACGAACGATGCTGCTATTCAGTCTTTGGGTATTTCTTATCGTGATGCGAACGGTAAGTTAAAGCCGACGAAAGAAGTTTTGGCTGCCGTAGCCGACAGGTTTGCTGCTATGCCTAACGGGTTAGAGAAAACTGCTCTCGCTACTAAATTATTCGGTCGCGCTGGTATAGATATGATTTCTACCCTGAACCTCGGTTCTAAAGGTCTTAAAGAAATGTATATCGAAGCGGATAAGTTAGGTCTGCAACTTTCGGGCGACGATTTAGATTCCAATAAAGCGTACACTATGTCGCAACGCGAAATGCACGCTGCGATTCAGGGTGTTCAGGTTACTATCGGTCGCGAGTTAGTGCCTATGCTTACGCGAATGGTTCAGTTCATAAATTCTTCCGTGTTACCGAAAATTAAAGAGTTTATTGACGGTTTCATAGGCTCGAAAAGTATTACTAAAGGTATGAACGACGCTGGTTCGGCTGCCTATAATTGGGGTGAGAAGTTACGCCATATGGTCGGTATCGTCGTCGCTTTCCGTGACCAGATTGTTATTACCGCTATCGCTATGGCTGGGTTGTGGATTACTTCTAAAATTGTCGCTGGAGCGACGGCACTTATGACACTAATTGGTGCTGTAAAGAAAGCGTATTTGGCTCTCCGCGCTTCGGCTGCTGCTGCTTGGGTTATGGAGATGTTCGCCTTAAATCCGATTGCTGGTGTTGCTGCTTTGACTCTCGGTCTAATCGCTATTACTGGCGCGATAGACCTTTTCTTGAAGAAGTTAGATAATTACGATTTCGCGTTACCTGATATTAAATTGCCTAAAGGTTTAGGTGATATGAAAGACTTTTCACCGTTAGATGTAGCAGACCCGAATGCTGCGAAAAATAAAACAAAAACTTTCTTTGAAACTCTACTTGAGCAGAGAGCGCAACTTCAGGCTCGTTTCAA